CGTGCACAGTGACCCTAGTCCCCCCCTGGTCAGGGCAGGGGGGAGGCCTGCCCTAATTGTATACATATAGTGTAGACAATAGGGACAGATAGGGGAGGGGATACGTTAGGGGAGACTATCCACTAGACCCATGCCTAGCCCTATGCCTATGCCTAGTGGGTGTGGCCTATGTCTGGCCTGTCTGCCGACCTGTCAATGTTGTCTATACCGTTACATGATCGTGACCTAGATTAGTGCTGATGTGTCTATGTCTTTGCCTGTCTAGGAGTAACGTAAGCCATGCGAGCTAGGGAAGGAACCTAGCCTAAGGAAAGGGGAGGCTATGAATGAATCTATCTGTCGCATGTGTGGCGCGAGCGTGTCAGGGTTGCGTCATCCTCATGTGTGTCCTGGGAGCCCTGACCGGGCTTGGCCCAGCTGGAATGAGGATGAGGGGGCATGATGACAACAACGACGGACGCCATGCGGGTATGGGTGGGCTGTCTGGCCTGCTACAACGAAGGCAGGCTAGTGGGTGAGTGGGTGGACGCGGTGGATGCGGACACGTTCACCCCGTGCGAGAGGGCAGGGCATGAGGAATGGTGGGTGATGGATCATGAGGGCTTGCCTATTGACGGGGAGTGCTCACCTGCCTACGCCGCTTCCCTGGCTGATCTACTGTCTGCCACGGGCGAGCCTACGCGCTCCGCGCTCATGGCATGGATCAGGGAAGGCAACTATTCCACGGACGTAGAGGGCTTACCTGTCCTGTCTGGCTTTGATGATGCCTACTGTGGGGAGTACGACAGCCCTAGGGATTACGCGCAGACGTATGCCGATGAGTGCGGACTAGTGCCTGAGGAGTACGTCTGGCCTACCTCGTGCATTGACTGGGAGCAGGCTACCCGTGAGCTGATGATGGATCACTACACGGCCCCTGCCCCTGGTGGTGGCGTGTATGTGTTCCGCACGTTCTGACGGTTACATGACTGGCAGTGTGTGAGTATGGCCCCCGGCCCTGCCGGGGGTGGCACTGGCCTACTGACGGGCCACTATGAGGGAAGGAAGGCTAGTGTTCACGAGATATCTGGTAACGCTTAGGCACGATGGGGGCACAGTGTGCCTAGAGACTGTGGCGCGGGACGCTAACGCCGCTAGGTCGATCATCTGCGGGGCTGAGAGTGCGCCCCTGTCTGCGGTTCTGTCAGTACGGGAGGCCTGATCATGGCGCATTACCTGATTACGCTAGTGATCGAGACTGACCCAACGGACCCAAGCCCTGCCGAGTGGGACTGGCAGACGGACCTTGACCTGGCTAACCCTGTCACAGTGGTGGCCTGTACTGGGATAGGGGATGACCCCGGTGAGGGTGATGTGAGGATGCTACATGAGCGCATGGACGATATCCATGAGGTCATGGGTAAGTTGCTTGGGTGATACTTGCTTGACAGTACGATCGTGGGTCCCTATGGTGGGGCATACGCGCTACATACATGAATGAAAGGAAGGACAGGACATGTGGGGAATGTGTGCCGAGTGCAACAGGGACGAATATCTGGCGCAAGGCTTGTGTCATACGTGCGGGGTGGAGATGGGGTACGTCAAGGCTGAGGAGGAGGAGTAATGGCTGAGGTGTGCATGGTGCTGCGTTACACGTTCGATGACGGTTACGGGCATAGGGGTGCGTCGAAGTGCGAGACGATCACGGCTGAGTGTGCCGCTGATGTTGCAGCTGCGGCTGAGAGGCTTCTTGCTTCCTGCCCTGACAATCGCGCCTATGTCACGCACCTCCTGGAGTCGGGGCGTGCGTTCCCTGGCTATCGCAAGATGCAGTACGAGTTCTATGGCCCTGGCCTAGTGGCCTGACCTAATACATACACTACGGAAGGAATAAAGAAATGACTACACTGACTGTTGAGAATACGTCCACGGCGGTTGCGCCTGTCGTGGTGGTGCCTGCGGCTGTGCTGCGGGAGCTTGCGGCTGTGACTGTGGCTGCGGGTAAGGATGACACGCTGCCCACACTGACGGGGGTGCGTATCGAGTGGGAGCCGGGGCTGATCCGCATGGTGGCGACAGACAGGTTCCGGCTGGCTGTCACTGAGTGGCGGGGCGACATTGACAGGGCCGGGGACACTGGGCCTGTCCAGGGCTCGGCCCTGATTCCCGCTAAAGAAATGTCTACCTATGTGAAGGGTCTGCCTAAGCCTGGGCGTGGGGGTGCCGACTTCCCTGTCACGATCACGCTGGATGTGATCGAGAACGGACACAGTAAGGGCCACGCTGTCACGTTCACTTGCACCACTTATGACGGGCAGCAGGTGCGGCGTGTCGTCGGGCTGGATGGTGACTTCCCGAAGTGGGCATCCCTGTTCCCTGACGAGGCGACGCTGGCTGCAAGTAAGGGTGTGTGCACGGTGGCCTACAACCCGCACTATCTGGCTGACTTGGCGAAGATGCCGCAGGACCGTAAGGCTGACCCGGTTCGCATGTCATTCACCACCCCGCACCGGCCTGCCGTGTGCCAGGGGAAGGGGTCGCATGTGGAGTGGAAGTACCTGTTGATGCCGGTTCGCACGGGTGGGGGTGCGTGATGGGTTACTACGCACAGTCTGACTGGAACCTGACGATCAAGACAAGCGTGTTCGAGTTAGAGGCAGCGGTAATGGTCTACTTCAGTGATGACCCTTACGCGCTGAATGACGACAGTGATGTGTTGTCGTACCTGATGCACCAGATGAATGAGGATGCGGAGTGCAGTGTCGTAGTGCGGGAGGGAACTGCTCATTGGAGCGGTTGGGGTGGCGGCAAGTGTCGCTCTGCGGCTAGTGACGATGACTTGTGGTCGCTGCTGGCGCAGCATTGTGTCGGTACTGTGGACTGGCGTGGCGAGGATGATTCCTATTGGCGCGTCCGTCTGTATGGGAATGGTGAGTTCCGTGAGTTTGCGGGTGGGGTTGTTTACCCGCTGGATACCGATGCCCTGGTAGGTGCGTGATGAGTAGGGATCAGGTGTACGAGCTGAATGATCTGCTGGCTGCGTTCATGGACAGGCACGGCATGGCATACGACGACGACAGGCTGAACGAGGCCGTGTGGGCGACTGTTGCTGCAATAGAGAGTGAGGACTGACCATGTGGGACCTAATTTTCCTTGTATTTATGGTGTTTTTTGTCATGCCCGTGACCTGGGCAGTAATCGACGAGTACCGCTGGCACAGAGCAGGTCAGCATCGGGAGCGTGTATCTGATCAGATACTTACAGGACGGAGGGAACGTCGATGATTACTGACTGCTGCTCCCTGCACAGGCTGGGGCTGTGCCCTGAGTGTGAGGAGCGTGATCTGGCTGAGGCTGAGGCTGCTGCTGAGGACCGGATGATCGAGCTTCAGATTGATTGGGAGCGTGAGAGGAGTCTGGGATGGGACTGATGACGGAGCATGACCTGGCTGTGCTGAGAGGTTCTGCACTGGTGGATTCTTACTGCGAGATGCGGGGTCCGAGTAGTGGTGACAGGCAGGAGCAGGTCGCTGAGATGGTCGCTGATCTGGTGGCGTGGCTGCATGTCAAAGATTAGGCGGGGCCGCAGGTTGTCGGGCTGGTGTAACGGGCATCCGAGTGAGCAGAACCATGAGGGCTGCTTGATTGCTGATAGGTGCGAGTGTGACTGCCATGAAGGGAAGGTAGTGGGATGATCGTGCAGGAGGCTGAGATGGAGAAGAAGGCCAGGAGTGTCGCGCAGGATGCTGCGATCTACAACAGGGTTCTTGATGGTATCTGGCGGTTGGGGGACCGGGACGAGTGCAGCATCAAGCACATCGGCTGGGCTACTGCCGCTATCGGTGCTGGCTTGGACTGGTCTGACGGCTTGGACTACAACACGCCGTGGCCTACGCCGTTCCCCGTGGACATGAACCCGTGGGAGGAGAAGCTGCTGGCGCAGAAGCGTGAGCGGCTGTCCGTCAAGTGGGCGAAGGTGGTCAAGTACCGGGACACGTTCGGGATCGAGCGGTTCGACCAGATGATGCGCTCCACGAAGTTCAACTGGTACTACGAGTCTTTCCTGCCCGACATGCAGGCCACTAAGTGAGCCTTACGGCGTGTCACAGGGCTAGATCAAATGGGTCATATTAACATGACAGGCACCATCAGACGGAAGGGGCCAGGGATGGCTGACGAAATGGACGAGAAGGCAGTAGCGCTACTGGCACGCAGGCTCTACTTGCATTACGCGGCAGAGAAAAAGTGGGACCCGTATCCGGCACCGTGGGCACCACGCTGGGCTATGGACTATGCCCGTATCGCAGTCGATTCCTACGGATACGACGAGCAGGCACTCGATGAGCTGCGTCAGGAGTTGAGCGGGGTAGCGGCATGAACTACCCGCAGTGGACAGGCAGCGAGCCGTGTCGCACCGTCGATCCTGAGCTGTATTTCTACACATCACTGAACAAGATGCGCCCTGCCGTGCGGCAGATGCTGGCTGAAATGTGCAACGAATGCCCATCACGGGAACCGTGCCTGATGTGGGCACTACGACATGAAGCCTACGGGTACTGGTCTGGCACCACTGACATGCAGCGTGACGCTATGCGAAAGACGTTGGGGATTTCCCTGACTGTGTTAGCGCCAGGGATTGACGACAGAAGGAGAGTCGCATGATCTGCGAACCGTGCCTTCGAGGTGCATCACACAATAAGGCGTGGAGGGCTGGGGGAGGGGCATCGTTCCTTGACCTGGCTGCCGCTGACCATGCAGCGTGTAAGGGCTGCTCATGTCAGCACGCAGTAGGTGCCGACTCACTGGTGGTCACACCGTTATGAGTGAAGTGAAGCCCTGGTCCCACATTTTCGATGAGTTGGCTGATGGTGGCCCTGATTACAGGTTCGCTGGGCCTACGCATATGTGTCTGTGTGGGAATCAGAGCTTCGCCACGATCGCCGTGTTCCATGACAGGCAGATCGCCATGTATTTCACAGACATTAGGTGTCTCGCATGCGGGGCACACCTGATCGCACCTACTGAGGCTGATGATGAACAACATTCTGGAACCTGAGTATGACCGGATCAAGCGGCAGGCGTATGAGCGTGGCTGTCGTGATACGAAAGACCGTATTGAGCAGTACCTGATGACTTGGGCTACGACGCATCCTGACGCTGTGGTGAGGGATGAGTTGTGGCAGGCCATTGAGAACGTACGGAAGGAGCAAGAGGCATGGATAGCGTAAAGAGCAATGCGATGGTGTCTGTGTGGATGGATAAGGTTGATGCCACGATTCACGATGTGTTGGCGTGGGTTGCCGAGGTGGAGCGTTTGCATATCCCGAAGGACACGGTGCTGGACGAGTGCTACCTGTCGCTGAGTTTCAAGTCAGACATCGTGGATGAGACGTTCGGTGAGTCTCAGCTTGGGGTGGAGGGTTACGACATTCTGGTCGGGCTACCTCGATGACTGATTGTTTCTGGTGTGGAGCCCCGCTCACTTCGAGCGGGGTCTGCACATCCTGTGCCTCAGTCTTCCCAGTCTTCCCAAATATCCATCGGATCATCCCTGAACGACAGCAAGATCGTGCCCACAACCCAACCCACAGCCAACCCAAACAGGCTGAACACAGGGATGACTAGCCACGCCCACCAGCTCATGCGCTTCGACCCTTCGAATCCCACCACGGCAGCTCACCACCGAGACGATCCACTAGACGCTGCACGGCACGCTCCTCACGACGCTGCACCGTCTTCTCACTGACCTCAAGCGTGGCTGCCAGCACCTGCTGTGTGACACCACCGTCCTCATACAGATCCCGCAGGAGAACCTGATCGTCCTCATTGAGTGAGGCGAACCCTGACTTCACATCCACAATCGTTGCCAGCCTGTTGTTGCCCTCACTGGGCCGAGACAGGCCAGAAACCTTGTCACCTAGCTCCGATGTGCCTGCGTTCAACCAGTCCTCAATGTCGAAGATGTCAGGCAGGATCTCCCTGACCACGGCTGGCGTGTAGTAGGCGATGTCATCCCGCTCCAAGCGGTACACGCGCCTGCGTTCCTTGGCGATGGTGGACAGACAGCGCTGCTTCACGCTGTGCCGAAGCAGGTTCTCCCCATACTTCCCCTTCTCCCGCCACAGTTCGATCTTCTTGGGATGCTCCAACGCCCACAGCACCCCGTCGTTGATCAGATCCGATAACGGCACGAACTCTCTCTGTGCCTTATGTGCATTCGTCGCCCCCTGACTGATGATCTGGATCTCACGGTCAGTCAGTTCCACTTGTATTGAACTCCTTCCACGACGAATGACTTCTTCTCAATAGGGATAGGGACAGGTGTGACACGGGGACCATCGACGTACAGCAGACCGAAGCCCTGCTGCCAATTCGCAATCCCCTTCGTATACTTGGCTGCTTCCAAACTCATCAGATTCCCAACCTCGAATCCGAAGAGGGTGCGCGTCACGCGCCCATTCACTGAGGTCGTGTAGGGAACTAGGCCGAGGCGGTGAGTGTGACCGCAGGCAACAGAGGTGCCGACCTTCTTCACCAGTCCAGCCGCTGTCTGACCAGCTACCTGTGACACTCCGGCTTCATCTCCGTGGAGCAGATTCCAGCCCGGTGCTATTGGATACGCAGCCTTGCTGAAGTGGATGCCCAGCTCACCGAGACGCAGGAAGTTCTCCAACTCCAACTCAGGCAAACCAATCAGGCCCGGCATGCGTTTCATAAGCCCGTGAAATAGGCGGTCTGTGTGATTGGAGCGGACGCAGACCTGTACCTGTAGGTCCTTCAGGACTTGCACAGTGGCGTCCCTGTCCTTGCCGATGCTGCGTTCCCACTCCAACGCTGTGCCCTGTGACCAGCGGCTGATGGTCTGGAAGTCCATCTCGTCGCCTGCCGTGGCAACCAGATCGTCCGGCCCCTTCATGTCTGCAATGCACTGGGCAACTGCATCCACGGCTTTCCTATCGTGGAAAGGAACCTGTAAGTCTGAAATAATCCATACACGGCGCATTAGTCATGGCCCTCTCAATCAGTGATCGCGCTCGGAACAGTCAATGCAGCAACACCGTGACCGAAGAAGACGGCATAGCTGCCCTCACCGTCACTCAAATAGACGAAGCCGTAGTTGTGTAGGCGTTTCGCTACCTCAACGATGGACACCTGTGCCAGTTGAATGATGCGACCCGTAGTGAGATGCACGTTCACCACAGGGTCAACCATTTCGGATACGTCAGGGAACCCTGACTCGTCAACGGTCACGAGACGCCTTCACACCAGGCCAGTTACCGTCAATCACCATGACCCCGATCAGGCCATAGTTCGCCAGGTCAAGCCACGAATCCCGCAGACGCTCACCGTAGGTGGGGGAGTCCGATGACAGCAGGTTCTTGATGCGCTCCATCTTGTCGCCCATGCGAACCACCAGGGCAGTGAGCGGATCGGGGTAGCCGTTAGCGATGTTGCCGGGACCGTAGTCCCGGTGCCTGCCAATCAGCAGATCCTCAGCCTCATCGAACACATCAGCGACAGCGATCAGGAACGACGGCTCTAGTCCTTGGTCGGCGGCAGGTAACCCCCGATGAAACCTCGGCGCTTGTCCACCACCAACCTGACTAAACCCAGCCCCGCTAACGCGAACGTGAGATTGTCCCAATCCTCGCTTGTCAACCTCAGACACCAGCCCTCCTACGAATACCGTCAGCACCTTCAGCGAGATAGGTGCTGTTTACGTCTTGACCATCGGGCATGTGAATGACCACTGCCTGGTCGATAGCGGAAGCGATCTTCTTGCCCAGCTCTTTACCTGGCTGGTCCCCGTCACACAGAACGAGTACACGCTCATAGTCAAGGAATGCCCGTGCATAGAACGGCTTCCATGCGGAGGTGCCCTGCAACGCTACGGCAGGGATGTTGCACAGGGTGTTGGCTGTGATGCAGTCGATCTCACCCTCACAGATGGCGATCACATCGGACTGGTGACGGAACGCCATCACGTTGTAGAGAATGTGTTCGGTCCCTGCACGAGACAGATACTTGGGGGACTGCTCATCACTCACAGCTCTGAAACGCACATCCACCACACCTGTCGGAGTGATGTAGGGCAGAGACATGCGACCGATGAACTGCTCATGGCCCACAGCCGCATTCGATTCAGTGACGTACCCGAGAAGATGAGCCTCTGCCGCTGCCTTGGTAATCCCTCTGGCTGCCAGATACCCCGCTACCTCGTCCACGCTCCCGTGATACGCCGTCACTGCTTGCGCTAGAGACAGCCTCAACGATTCGGAAAGCATCCCTCCACTCACCTCCCTCGATCTCTCTGACCAGACCAACTAGGTCGCCCTTGAACCCGCACGACATACAGGCAACCCCGCCCGTCTCGTTGTTCACCCGACAAGACGGAGTGAGATCCCTGTGCAGGCCGCACGAGATCGTCTGCCACCCGCTCCGAGGGTTCGGCACCTTCCATCCGTAGTGCTGCAACACAGCCCACAAGTCACCCCTTTTGTAGGTGTAGGAGGAGTGCGGCAAAGTCATCAGCCTCCATCACGACGTAAGACTTGGACACGGGGTTCATTCGCCGCTTCACTACAGCGGCACCGATCACCAGATCAGCAGGCATCGGTTCATGCACATGCTTCGCTTCCCAACTGAGGGCTTCACTCGTGGCTTCAGCCATGTAGCCTGCGAGGTTCATGGCTTTCTCGTTCTTCGCTTCCAGGATCACGGCAAGGTCATGCACACGGATCAGCAGGTCGCCTTCGTCGTCCTTGCCACGGCGCACAAGGCGCGTGGTGTTCAGGAACTTCTCACGGAAGAAACCCTCAAGGTCAATCTCGAACGCTGCACCCTTGCGTTTGTTCGCCTTAGCACGGCTAGAGGCATCCATGTAGCTCCACCCCACAGTCACAGCACACCGTGTTCTCCTCACCCTCAAAGGTGACAAGACGCACGCAACCTGCGTGCTTGCAGTCGTTCACAGGTTGATGTCCTTGATCTGCATACGGGCAGGGTCATAGTCCAACCACAGGGCAGTAGACCCTGAAGGATCAGCAGGCCCATACCTGTTCTTCACGGGAGCGACAGACATCAGGCCGTCATTAGGCGATGCAAGAGTGCAGATCAGCGACGGGATTTGTGCGATCTTTCCGTGCAATGCAGCACGGGGAGGGCACGGGTTGCCCTGATACTGCTCACTTGTGTGATGCAGCACCAGCACAGCGGCACCCGTGTCTCTAGCCCACCACTTCAGCTCCCGCATCAGCGACCTGAGGGAACCAAACTCATCCCCATGCTCATGCAGAACATCAATCGCGTTATCCACCACAAGCAGACGCATGTTGTCCCCGTTCACTTCCCGATACAGGGCAACCTCGTCAGCCAGATCAGACAGGGAAGGGGAGGCATCGAACATCCATGAGATGTGTGATGCCTGCCTGGACAGCACATCGGAAGCCCAAGTGGGGTCAGCCTGAATGCGTGTCTCTACCTCATGCTGCGACAGGCCAGTCAGCATCGCTGTAGTACGCAAAGCCATCGTCGCCTCATGTGTATCCATCGAGGCATACAAGGTGGGCACACCTGACAGGACAGCGATAGACAGGGCGAGTGTGGACTTGCCTGCACCGGGTGGTCCCGCGAGCATGGTCACTTCGCCTCTGCGTATCGAGATTTGATAGTCGGCAAAGGACCGGAGAGGGACAGGAATGATTGCCCCGCCCCGGTCCTGTTGCACGACTGCACGGTCAAGACGCCTCATCCGTTACTTCCTTGCGAAGAAGAGTCCAAGCACGGATGGCATAGCCGCTTCCAGTGGTCACTCCATACACATTCAGGATCTTCATCGGCTTACGAATGACAGGAACCTGAAAGTGCAACAGTCCCAATAGGCCACCGGGAACCAGCAATCTGCTTGCCTCGGCAACAATCTCTCCCGGCTTCGGATAATGCTCCTCGGTCCCATAGAGATTCTTGGCGTACTCCTCCGAGTAGGGAGGGTCAGCAAGAATCCACTGGACAGATGAGTCGGGCAGAGGCACGTTGCGGCAGTCAGCCACAATGTCAGGGGTCTTCTCTGGACGGATATCCACTGTGCGACCCGTCTTTACTGAACCGCTGCACAAGTGCAGCACTTCGTCGGGCTGCACCTCTGGCCCAAACTCCGACATGATCTCGAAGGCCCAGGGCAGGAACCGATGCGGATAGCCGCCACCCTCGGGGAACGGATCAAACAGTTCGGCAGACTTCATCTTGCCGAACATCACGGGATGTCCAGACCCTTTGGCCTTGGTCCCAGCATTGGGGCCAAACCAATGAGTCTTCACCTTGCCGCTCATCCAGGGAAGGAGTTCCACTCAGGGGTGTTGCGCTGAACCCACACGGGGTCGCACTTCGCACCACCCTGAGGGGCGTTACACATCCACGCCTTCCACGGACCCTTCGCCCCCACCTTCGAGACAGGGTTACGGGCACCGTGAGCGCACGCGGGTGCGACAGCGGACTGGAACGCCGCAGGGGGAGCCGCAGCAGCAGGGGGAGCAGGCTGCGGAGCGACGTTCCAGCCGCCGTCAGGAACAGCAGCAGGAGCAGGAGGCGTTGCAACCTGCTGCTGGGTCAGGGGGGTGGCGTTCACGGCAGCGACCGTCATCGCAACGGAGTCGGTGAAGAGTTGGATGTTCTCAGCCAGGTCAGCCCAACGGATGTTGAAGTCCGACGCTGTCTCACCGCGAACGGTGAGCTGAACGTCATGGTCTGCGATACGGACGCGCATGTTCGCGCTGAACGGTGCTTCGGTGCTAGACATTAACTGCCTCCTCTATGGTGCCTGTCATGTGAGTGAAAAGGGGTGGAAAAAGAGCCTTCGGGTTGTGGACGTAGCAGTGGGTGCGAACACCACAGCCACTGCACATGCGGGTGACATGGGGCAGGAAGATTCCGGCTTGAACTCCGGAGTAGGTCTTCGCTACCCAGTAGTCCACCATCTCGTCAGTGAACATGGTGAGGTCGTGGATGGAGGACAGGGATCCTTCACGGGCCATCCAGTACGCACCATAAGGTGCGTCAATGCCGTACGCGGCCTTCAACGCACGACGATAGAACGCGAGCTGCATGGGTCCTGGCGTGGTCTTCCCGGTCTTGAGGTCAACGATGAGAACTTCACCTGTATTGGAGTCCACGAACACACGGTCAATGAACCCTTTCAACTGGATGAGTTCACCGTCAGCCTCAATATCGACACGCACATCCAGCTCAATAGCAGGCGTGTCATCGTCCATCGTCAGGATGTGCAGGCTCGGATTGTTCTGACGCCAAGTGATCCACGACTGCACATAGGCAGGGCCATTCTGTGCCCACCATGTGTAGTCCTCACCGTTAGGCATCGCCTTCGTGGGCCTGCCACCTGCACGGGGTGTGCGTCCCTCAGGGAACGAGGCAACCTCAGCTTCAAGTGACTTGCGGAACGCATCAAGGCCGATCTCGAATAGTGGATTCATGCCCGATACTCCTCGAACAGTGCGTGGTCAACGGCTTCAGTCGCTGTATGGACAGCGGTGCCTCCGGCGAACCAGTAGGCGGGATCCTCTTGGATCCCCACGATGCGGGTGAGGCGGTACTTCTCCCCGCATTCGACATAGGTGGAGAACTGGCTGTAGCTGATGTGCGGGATCTTCTTCTCTTCGCTCATGCCACACCCACTTCGGCTCGGGCAGTGGTGAAGTAGAGGATCTCGGTGCCGTCTGCCTCGATCTCTTCAGCATCGAAGTAGGCGTTGGTGCTGATCTGTGCAGCGGCGATAGCCGCATCCCAATCTTCTTCCGTCCATCCAGGGGCACAGGACACGACGATCAGGTCACCGGCAGTGGCAATGCTAACCATCTCGAATCCCCCCCCGAAAAGTTGATCACGATAGCTGACCTCCATCTCTTGTTGACGTAAATGGTACGACTTACCTAGACGGTAGTGAGTGCGACACGCCGATGAAATGTCTGACTGGTCATACATCGGCGCATGTGTTTACACTTGTTACCTATACAGAACCTAGTACCTACCTCTGACAGTCTGTAGAAACACTAAAAGACCCCAGCCCTGTAAGGGGCTGGGGTCTAATAACTGTTAGAAAAATGATCTGACAGTTAGGCCTTAGATAGATGGATTGTCTTAATTCTGATAGGTGCTTCGCCATCGTTGTCTTTGAAGCTGGCATCCACATAGTGAAAACCAATGTCATCTTCAGGATCGTAGGCGACCACAATCTGATCCTCTGCCATGGACTTCAACCAGGCATCGAGGAGAGTGGATTCCTTCTCCGTGAGGGGAAGACCCTGCTGCCTGCGGCCTAGATACCGCAGCATGCGAACGGGGTAGGACTTGGAGTGATCCATCCTCACCCGCCAGGGGACTGTCTCCTTGTAGCGTGGTTTGGGGGTTGTGAGTCCATAACCACTCAAAGCCACCGTGACAGCGGCACGGGTTACCCTGTGCCCTGTCTGCTCGAAGACCCGATCAGCCATCTGCTGGTGAGTCAGGCCTTCGGCAAGCCACCGCTCAAACTCGGGTTTGTCCGGTGTGTACTTAACAGGTGCCATTAGCTGCCTCCAACAGGTAAGTAAATACTTACTGAGTGTAGGCAGACAATAACTAAATACACAAATCAGACACACCCAGATACTGAAAGTTACCCGTGGGTAACTTCGCTTCTCGAAAAACGAACATTTGTACGAGGATTTTCGGAGCGTTTTCCCACGTCAGATTGAAAGGTGGATATCAAGTGTCCGAGGGGGGACTTGAACCCATTTCTGGTAATGTAAATATCTGGTAAGTAAGACCACGTTACGATAGTGTGTAAGCATCAGATACTAACCACCACAGGAGGATGGCAAAAATGGGACACAAGACATTCAGTGAAGCAATGGATGAATGGCTCGCGCACCTACAGGCGCGAGGCCTAGAACCAGGCACCATCAAGGCACACCGTGTTCCACTGCGTCAGGCACTGACCTTCATCGGGAACATCTACGTCAGCAACATCAAGCCCGAACACATCGACAAGCTGTTCACCCACCACGAGTGGGCACCGAAGACAAGGAACCTGTACCTGGGGCAGTACCGCCAGTTCTTCGCCTACTGCCGTAGGCATAACTGGATGCCTAAGGATTACGACCCGACAGAAACCTGGCGCATGCTCAAGGTCCCCAACATTGAGATGCCCCGCATCGGCATTGAGGATTTCCCTCGCCTGCTCGAAGCAGCCACAGATCCAAGGGACAGGGCTGTGTGCGCCATTGGCCTGTACACGTTCTGCCGTGCCGGAGAGATCCAGTCCCTGCGAATCAGGGACATTGACTTCGACCGGAACGTGGTGAGCATCTATCGGCACAAGACGAAGGAGGCTGACGATTTGCCTTTGGTGTCGGAGCTGGCTGAGGAGATGGTGCTGTGGCTGAACCAGTACCGGGCACAGCAGGGCAGGTTGGAGCCTGACTGGTTCCTTGTCCCGAGTAAAGGTCCGCTGCCGATGGGCTGGAACTACACGCTGGGTCGTCTCGCCCCGACAGGGGAGCCTGCACACCTGCGCCCCATGAAGCCCATGAGTCACCCTTACCGGGCCTCTCAGCGGCCCCTGAAGGCCATCGGTATGACAGAGAAGGGGGCCGCAGGCCATGTCCTGAGACGGAGCGGGGCACGCTGTTTGTTCGACAGGCTCCGGCACGAAGGCTACGACGGTGCCCTCAAGCGGGTGCAGTCCATGCTGGGGCACTCCAACTCGATCATTACAGAGCGGTACCTGTCTCTGGGGGTGGAGCGTCTGCAACGTAACGAGATGCTGGCGGGTAAGCCGATGTTCCCTGAGACTCGTAAGCCCGGTACCCTGTCTGAACTGAAAGCGGTCTAGCCAATGGATAGGAGGCTGAAGTTGGCTACTGAGCAGAGAATGATCTGCGACCTGTGTAGGTCCCCTGATGACGTTCACACGATGACGGTCGTGTGGAGGTATGGGCAGGCTCGCCCGTGGGAGCTGGATCTGTGTGATCGGTGTTACGGGAATCGGATGAAGGACATGGCTGATTTGGGACGCCGTGCCAAGATCAATAATGTCCGTCCTCAGACCCGTATCAAGAAGACAACCATTGGACCGGAGAACCTGTAGTCCTTACATGGGGGCTGTGATGCCCCTAGATGGCCCTGTAAGGGTCGTAGGCGCGAGAAAGACCCCCTACCCCGTGCGTGACAGGGGTAGGGGGTTCTCGTTGTCCTAGAATTGTTTACAGAGATTCTTACTCGGAGGAGCTAAACCACCTGTCCAGCAAGCCTTTGATACCAGTTTGATCTGACTTCATCAGCCGAGCAACCCTACGGCGCTCAGTCCTCAACTCCAGACCATCAGGATCAGACTTCCGACCAGGGGCATACGTCTTATGGAACTCAAGAGCCACCTTCGGATCCAGCCCGTAATGCTTCATCAGGGCAGCAGTGCCCTTCCGCAGGCTGGACACCTGCTCCTTGGGCCACTTCTCCCCATCCGTGTGATCCGTCTCAATCCCAAGATAGAACTGGTTACCCGTGGAGTTAGGGGCTAGGGCAGAAGAGCCGACCCCTGCATGGTTCGCCAGACCAGCGGCGTACACATGCCACTTGCCCTGCATGTCCACCCAGATCGAGGCACACGGAGCAAGCTCGGAGTACATGCACCAAACCAAAGCTCCAGGCGAAGGCTGATTCGCTGGACTCGCATCGTGATGCCACATGACGCCGCGCAGCTCAGTCAGGCCGATCCCGTTCCAGCCAACATCCTTCCACGACTTACCCGCGTACCTGCCGTACTTGTACGTCATGCCCTCAACAGGCACACCAGCCTTGCGAAGAACCTTCACCAGATCCTTCAGCCACACACCCGTACTCACAGATCATCATCCTCATCATCATCCGGCAAGATCACAGCCTCATCCACCAGAGACGGGCCGAGGAACGGACCCACGGAGTAGGAGGCAATAGAGGTCAGCACGGACACGACAGCGGCAGTCGCTGCCACAGCCAGACCCTGCTGCCAGTCAATCGTCAGCACAGTCACCCCAGCAACGAACAGGGCCACCAAGGCTTGGCAGAAAGTTTTGATGGCTCGCTCGGACGTTG